TACCAGTACCCAACACAACACCTTCAACTATTGTATGTGGAACTAATTCAATTGCAGTTGATGTCATTAATTGGCCTGCCGTTGTATATGCATGTCCCATAGCCGCACTTAATCCATATGCACCAGCCGCAGTTATCATAATTGCTTTTCCAGTTCCAACCATTGCTTTAATTTGCTTTTTTTCTTTTTTATATGATTTATAAAACAATTCCTTTTGTTTATCTGTCATATCTTCCTTTGGAATAGGTCTATCTTCATTCATCAAATTACCAGTCAACCAATGTCTTTTTTGCATTGGCTTACCAGTCTCAGGATCATTTATTATGTGCCCATGACTATCAGTTTCGTATTGTGGAATTTTTTCATATCTTTTTTTACCATTCTCATCCACAGCTATATGGTCATCGTGGTTAAATCTTTCTCCAGTTTCTGGGTCCTCTATCGTTCCCAAACCACCATAAGCTCCAGCTTCAAAAATAGCAACTCCGGCATCTTTGAACATAACCGCATGGTGTACGATACCATCCTTAACGGCTTTTGGTATTCCTTTTATTTTATCTACTAAAGCTTTTCCAAAACTTCTTCTTGGTACTGAACCAGGTTTATGACCACCTCTACCAAAAAACTGCTTTCCAGCTTCTTTCATCACTTTAAACTTTTGTTGAATTCTTTCTTTTTGTTTTTGAAACCAATTTTTCTTTTCTTCTGGGTCTTCTGGTTGTGGTTCTGGTAAAGATGTTACATTTTGTATATCTGATTCTTGATTGGCATCTGCTTTTTTAGCTGCAACTCCTTGCTGTTCGGCGAAATCATTACACATTGGTATGGCTTCTTTAATATCCATATCAATAGCCTGAACTTTCATTGGAATTTGATTATCAGGATTTTTTGCATTATATGCCGTTATAGCTGCCCATCTATGATGACCATCGATTACATATCCATCTCTACTTACATAAATTGGTGCAGTTATGCTTGGATGATTTGGGTCATTTTCCAATGCGTTCATCATACCAATAACTTTATCACCAACTAATTCGGATTGAGTTGCTTTTAATTTATCAGAAGGAACTTCGGTTTGAACAACTTTAATTCCTTTATCTTCTAACATTTTTTTAAATAATGGTTCGGTATCAACTTCTCCATTTTTATCAACTTCCATATCAGCCGCAGGTGTACCAGGTTGTGGTTTACCTTTGAATTGTGGCATTTCTGCTCTTGGTATTCCTAAGTTATCATCACAATATAAGTTGGTACCTGGCACAGTCACATCACATAAGTTAATGTTTGGTGCTTTTTCACCCCTTTCTTTTGCATCGGATATTTCTTTAGCAACCTTATCAATATCAGTATTAAATTGTTCTAAATCTTTAGGTTCTATACCAGTTGGAATATCAGGTTCAGAACCAAACGTATCAGTATTTGCTTTTGGCATTTCCTTTTGAACATCATCTGCATTTATTGGATTAAAATCTCCAGCCTTTGGTTCAGCTTTTGGTTGCTCCGCAGGTTTTTCAGTTGATGTTGAAGTTGGTTGTGTAGGTTCTTCTTTTGAAGATGCTGCAGCTGCTTTAGCTCTTTGAGTTGCTTTCTTAACTGCTCTTGGAGGAAGTTCTTGCACCGTTATCTTTTCACCATTTTGTAAAGTACCTGTAATTGATTTTTCGAATAGTGCAAATACATCTTCGTTTAAAGAATCATCAAATGCCATTTCAATCACCGATTCGGTTCTTACATATTTTGCAGGTCCATTTGGTTTATCAGAATAATACCCACCACCAACAGAATATAATGAATTACCACTATCTGTCTTAGCTTCTTTGCCAGGCTTCTCTTTCTTTATATCATCTTTAGTTGCCTTTGGAGTTTCTTCCGGCTTAGTTGGTTCTGTTGTTGGTTTATCCTCAGGCTTAGTATCGGATGATTTTCTCGTCATTTTATCCACCAAATCAACATGACTCTCACCTGCAATAGTAATAGGTATTTTACCTTGCGCCGTTAATTCTTTATTTTTTTCAATTAAATGTTCATCTCTTGCATCATTAAATGCAACTTGAATATCATTTATTTTTGTTGGTTTATCACCATTATCGTCTGGAAATGATAATCTATATAATGTCCCTCTATCACCCGTTCCTTTCCAACCATTTTCTTCACTTGGCTTTTCACCTGTTGGATTATCGAAATTTTCTATTGGAGGCAATCCTGCTTCTTTAGCTGCATCTTGTATAAATTGTTTACCTTCATCATCTAAATAGTCTTTACTTTTCATAGTATGCTCAGGATCATTTGGGTCTAAACCTTCACCCTCTCCCTGTCCAACCATACTTGCCCAATTACCTGCTAATATTTGATTATCTTTAAGGCCTGTTTTTTCTTTTTGTTTTTGGTATAATTTAGAATCGCTTTTATGTACATCCATATCATCACCATCCCATGTATCAACACCTGCACCCAATTCTTTAAACTTTGGTGCAGCATAATCCATTTCATCATTAAAATCTATTTCACCGGTTTCATCGTTGGTTGCACCACCTTCACCTACAAATACAATATCTTTCCATCTTTCTTTTGGTATTTTGGATTTAACATCATCTAATATATCATCAACCATTGCTGTGTTTCCGTGCTTTGTTCCATATACGAATCCACCACCTTCCATTTCCATTGTTTGGATTTCTTCACCAGATTTATTTCCCTTAAATTTTTGTGCTTTAGATTCAGGATCATCATTAGCAGGTTCTCTTTTTGCTGGTTCTGATGGTTGTTCCGTTGGAGTTTTCTTTTTAGCATCAAATTTTTGTTGGCTTTCCAAATCAGCTAGTTCTTGTTTTTTAGAAGCAAGTATTTCTTTATTCTTTGCCCACTCAGCTTTCTTTTCAGGTGTTGCAAATTGTTCAGGATTATTTTGTTTCATCCTTTCCAATGCCTTCAATCTATTCTGAGCTTTTTGTATTTCAATTTTAGTATCTTCTATTTTTTCAACAGGAGGTACTTCTGTATCATTTGGAGAATTTGCATCAGGTACATCTTGGTCTGGAGTTGGTGTTGTATCAGGTCTAGCCGGTTCATCCATTGGTGGTTCTGCATTAGGTCCTGCTTCAGGTCCTGTTGGTTCTTCTGGTTTAGTATCATCAGCTTTTGGTGTCGTATCCGCTACTTTTGCTTTTGGATTATATGTTGGGTCATTATCTTGTCTAATACTATCCCACATTGCTGCGTTTTCCATATCACCTTTTCTTTTATTTTTTTCGGTCATATGTTTTGCCCAATCAGCTTTTGCAGCTTTAGCTTCAGATGAATCCTCACCCTTTTCTTTCATTACATCTGTGAATTTATTCCTAGTATCCAATTCTTTCGATTGAACCTCATCATCACTCATTCCTTCAAAATCTTTATCGGGAGTATTATCAAAATCTTTATTTATATAATTGGTTAGCTTATCATCTTGTGCTTGTACGGAATCTTTTTCACTAGCAGATGCCTCTTTATCTTTTTGTGCCAATTTAGCACTAGCTTCTTTTTCTCTATCTAAGCGAGCTCCCATAGCAGGGTCTGCTTTTGGGTCAAACATTGCTGCTGCTTTCTTCTTCTTTTCATCTTCAGCATCAGCTCCACCACCCTTTTCATCTTCACCCTCTTTACCCTTCTCATCTTCAGGTGCTTTAGCTTTACCATCTTTCTCCGAACCTAGTTCCTGATTCATTGCATCTCTCTCAGGACTTCCTTCCGGTGGTAATGCCGCCTCAGCTGCCTTTCTACCTGGCGAATCTTCTGGTTGTCTTAATAAATTTCCAACAATACCTTCTTTATCCTCACCTTTAGCATTTTTATATCTAACTTTTTTATTAAGTGCAGGATTACTAAACCCACCTTCTTCAGCTTCGTTGATACTTTTTAATAGTTCGGACTTAATATGCCCTAAACCCATTTCGTTTAATACAATTTCCAATTCCTTTACGTGTATTGGATTTTTTGGGTTTGGCATCCCATCGTTTACTCGATATGCCCAATCGGATACTATTTCGTTTATTAATTCAGATAAATTCATATTCATTAAAATTTGTGGTCTTCTTTTTCACATATCATTTCTAACTCATCCCAATGAAATTTAGGTTTTTGATTTAGAAATACAAAACATTTCCATTTTTTACTTTTTTCAAAATAAATGTGTTTTTGTAAGTGCGATGGAATTGCTGCTCCAGTTGGTACTCTTTTTACAGGCGTATCAAAGAATGTTTTTATTAGTACAGTTATATTTTCAGTATCATCCCATTTACGAATTTGTTCTTCTAACAATCTCCATTCACCTCTATTAAGGTATTGGTCTTGCATTATACAATTTAAGTAAGAAAATGTTTGTTTTAGATTCTCCATATTATCAGAAAATGTTGCAGCTGGTGCACCATGTCCTTTATCGTATATGTTTTTAGCGTAATCATCCGCATCTGATGTTTTAATATTTGGTTCTTTATAAAAATCCATAGCCCCTCTATTTACATTTGTAGGACGGTTTGTTGAACGATACTTAATTACTAAGGGTTGTTCTAATGATTGTGAGTATAAAACCTCAAACACATCGTTTTTAATTCTTACATTCTGTCCAAAAGAAACCAAAGAAAGGATTATAAAACTAAAAAGGATACCAATTTTCTTCATATTATAGCATATTTTTGTATATACTATAAATATGGGTTCTTATAGTTTTCCGTAATCCAAACCCCAACTAGCCTTAACAGGAAACCCACTCCCTTCAATGATTTCCTTCAATCCCCTAATTAATTGCTTATCCACATCAGTAGGAACATCAAAAAGGAACGAGTCATATGTGTATAAACAAAAGTTAATACCACTTCCCTTTATATAATCCAATATTTTTCTCATAACCTCAATGTTCATTTCAGTCTCAACGGCTTGTAATAAGTAGTTGAATACCTTTTGTGCATTTGGTTGTTCTATCCACTCTAACGGAATCTCTCTATGTGGTGTTTGTAGGAATCCTTTCTTTTGTACATCAATCCATAAGTTATCAATGTAATCAGCTACGGCATTAAAATATGGAATTGTACGGAAATCATCATCGATACCACCATAAAGTAATTGGAACGTAATACCTTTTGATTCATCCACACTACATCCATATTGTTCGGCTAACCACTCATGCACACTGGTTGTTGGGAGTTCGAAGTTCACCAACTTACCAATCAAACGGGGGTGATATGCGTTATAATCCATTTGTAGGAATATCCCATCCGATACGAAACATTCTCTACTACCATCCGTTTTGTTTAGGGCGGCATAGTTCACACCACCATGTCTATTTGATGGTCTACCTGTCACCGTAAATGGATTGTATTCGGTGTACACTAAGTTATCGGATGAAAGCTGTTTGGAAGCTTGAGGCCATCTATCAATAAATTTTTTCCCATCGACACGGATTCCAAATTGTTCGATATCTGAAAGGGTAGGTATAAACACTTCATTGTACCATTTAAGTGTAGGAGTATAATGTTCTTTATGGAAGTACTTACCGAATTGTGGTTGTATTGCTTCTACAATCTTCATTAGAGGAAGGGATTGTATCAAGTCATCTCTATACCCTTTGTGAGTTAGAGTTGAAAGGAGGGGATTTAAAGGGGCTTCATAATCAATTACCTTTGCTTCCTTTCTAAAATATGCCGAATCTACATCATATAAATTTACCGAAACATTAAGAGTATGTAATATCTTCTTTTTTTGAAATATCCACTTTTGTCCGTTGGTATTGAGTACCGTCTCTATTTGCTCAATAGATAGCGATAGAGCGTCTGTATGTTTATGTGGTAGAATGTACAATCCATCAGAACATCGTACAACTACGAGCGAAAGAGAAGTGTTTAACGGATGCTTACTATTATCTACCCACAATGGATACCAAATAGATGCTTCCGTTTCCAGCTTTTCTTTTAGTTGATTAACTTCTTCAATAGACTCAATAATCTTCATAAGTACAAAGATACAAAAAAAATCCCAAACTACCAAATATAGTTCGGGATTTTAGTGGAGATGACGGGACTCGAACCCGTGTCTTACAAAGTAACCATAATACCAGCATGTCACACGTTTAGGATAAAGTTTAATCTTATTCACTTTCCAAAATAATTGGGGCCGTATGGTTAATACAGCGATTCCACCATCCTATCAGTATTAAACAGCCGATAGGTAGAGCTGCGGTTGTTCACTTCTATTTAAATCCCACGAGTGATGCGGGAGGTGATTAGGCTGCTACAGCGTAATCGTAAGCTCCTACAAATGCCATAGCATCTTCGAAGTTCCAAGTAGATAATTCTACGTCGGTTATTGTTTTGTACAGATTTAAAGACATCTAGCACTTCTGTCTACGTGTGATACTATGTTTCTCATTGCAATCAATTCCGTAACATCCCCATAGTTTATAAATACAAATATACGAATAATAATTTAGATTACCAAATCTTTCTTTTTTCTAAATTGAACTAAGTTTGGTAGATATGATTGTATTAATGGTATTTTATCAACACCTGTCTTTATTGATTTAAAATTACATTCTCTTATTTCTTCATCAGTTCCTTTGATTTTCCAATCCAATGATACTGTACTATAAAATGCGTTTTCTACAAATTTACTATATCCAATATAATCTACTTCAGTTATTCTGGATTGTGTATCATTTGCTTTTTGTATAAAATATCTTACAATATATCCTCTTTGATAATCCAAATCCGTTGGAGTTGGGATATATGGTGATATTCGCTTTTCTCTAAACTCACTTCCTATATTTGCTACTTTGTTATATCTACTTAAATCCATTTTTATTATTATTTAGGTTGTAATCTAAATCCACCTTCTATTTCAGTTTTCCAAATCATATCGGTAATTGTTTGTTTTACAGATGTTACTTGAAAGAATCCAGTTTCTTCATATGCAGTTGGAATACCACCAACTCTAAATTTATCTCCTCTTTTAATACCACTTATACCATGAATACTAAAACCAAATTTAATTGGCATTAGTGCAGATACTCCTTGAGCTTCACCAACTTTATCCTTACCATTTTTTAATGATTCAAATACCAATTGGTCATTATATGCCGTAATATAAGTCATTTTTTCCAATTCTTGATTAAAATCTTCGTTTGGTAGTATATGAACTTTAGGTGCATATCCGATTCTACTTAAAAATAACTGCATAGCCTTTTCTTTAGCTTTTTTAGCAGCTTCTTCTGAGGCCTCAGCTGCAGCTTCCTGTTCTGCTGCGGTTGGCGCAGCTGTGGTTGTATTTGGAGTACCTTGTTTTTTCTCAATACTTTTTAGAACCAAATCTGGCTCATCGGTGAAAAGACCTGCTTTCTTTTTACTATTTACTGATGGCGAAGAACCATTAACTTTTTGTCCTAATCTATTTCCAATAATTTGATTCATTTTTGCACCACTAATATCCAAATCCAATGATGCATCCATAAAAACAGAATCAGAACCAGCTACATCAAATCTATATGGAAGTCCGCTTGTTTGTGGAGACATATTCATATCAACTACACTTAATTCAGTACCACCTTTTGAATCATTTGTTTCCAAAATTTGGAAATCCCACATACCACATGCTGCCCCAGACATACCATTAAGAAGTTGATAAAGTGCATCTTTTATAGAAAAGTTTTTTGTTTCTAAAATACCTTTTGCAAACTCCAAATTAACATAAAGGTCATCTAAGAATCCATATGAGTATGCTGGTTTGTTCAATCCTAAAAATGTACCATCATCTCCATATTGAATTTGACCAGGTGTTCTACCCGCAACCATACCTTTAACAATATTTTGGTCATATGGGAATCTCACTTTTGCTCCACCATATTCTACAGAACAATTTAAAACTGAACTAAAATCCGTTTGTGCCGAATTTTCAGATGCCTGTAATAATGAAAATTTAGGTGTATTTGGATTTGGTATAAATAATTTATTTTTATCCGTACTAAATATTTTTGGAAATGCCGCACATACTGTATTTTTTGTATTAACACTAACACTAACTATATTAGGTCCTACTTTATATGCTTCAAATCCAATTTTACTTAAAATTCCAGATAATACACCAAATTTTATAAAACCAGAATCTCCAATTAAATCAGTACCTTCCGGTAAATCTACTTTTCCAGATGTTGTACTTCCATCGGATGCGGTATCGGTTGTTTCCGCCCCACCACCAAATTTAAATCCAAGAAAACTAGTACCTTTCATTTTACTATTCATCTCAGCTTTTACATTTTCATCTACGTTTACGAAATTTAAAGGAGATGCGTAAAATGCATCCGTTATTAAATCCTGTACTTTTTTACTTTGTTTATTACTGGGTAATCTATTGAAACCCATCATAAATCTTTTTTTACCTAAATTTGGTTCTGCTGATATTTTAGATACATCATATGCTTTAGCTGATTCGGCTGTTTGTCCTTCTTTATCTTCGGTGTTATCGGCTGCATTAAGAAATGCTGGTAGTTCGGTGAATCCCGTACATTTTACACTTATCGTCCATTCTTGTCCACTCATTGAAACACTACCACCCGTTATAAATCCTAAATAATTATCATATTGCCCATTGGATGCTTTTCTTTTTTTATTAACGGTTTGAAATGATTGATTGGCCCCAACAGAATCTCCACTTAATGTTGGAGTAAATTGAGATACACCACTTGGTGTATTCCATCCCCATTCTAAAAATATTGTATATCCCGGTTCTAAAAAATACTTACACATTTTATCCAATTGTGCTCTTGTATAGCATGTTATAGAAAATGTTGCTTTTCTAGAAATATTACCAGCCCCCTCATCTACTTCAATTGAAGTTATATTTGGTTTAGGTCTATAACCGTGAAAATCATCAGCAGTAACAAGCCCCTTACCATCCCAAGTATATCCTAATGTACCACTCATCGTATTATTTCCATATATAGAACCAGCGCCACCAAACAATGAAAAATTGGGATTTGATATTAACTGACATCCACTTCCTACACCAGAAGCAACCCTAACCCAAGCATTTAGATTAGACACTTTCATGATGTTCCCTTTTCTGGAACTTAATTCGTCTTGAACGTGTTGTGCAATATTTGAAAAATTTGGAAATGATGACATAAACTTTATTTAATTTTAATTATTTGTAAAATCCGATACTATTTCTATATAGTTCAATGGAATTCTTAATACAGTTGCTTCTGGAAATCCTAATGGCGCATCATGTATATTATTTGCTGATGCTATAATCCACCAAAGTGTTGGGTCTTGATAATATTGAAATGCTAATGTATCCAACCTATCACCCAATTCAGTCATTACATAGACATCATCATCTCTTAATGGAATATTAGGATATAGTTTTGGTCTATATACTATCCTACCATCGTGAGTTTTTTTAGTTTCTAAATTATAATATCTACTTTGCATTTTCTATAATGATTTAAGTTCAGCATTTTCTAAAAATTTTACAGCTGCTTCGCTTGTGGTACAATCTTTACCCGTTGCATATACAACTTCTTTTCCATTTAAATAAGCAGTTGCAATAAATTGACCAGGTTTTTTTGCATTTGGTTTTGTGTATATTAATAACGAACTTTGGGGAGGAGATTTAGTTACATATGTTTTAACAAATTTTCCTTTTACTGGGTCATCTGCTGGTATTGGTTGTTTTGGTTTAGCTCCTTCTTCTATTTTTGTTCCACCTTTAGCTTCTTCTATTTTTTTAGCATCAGTACCAATTGGCGTAGATGTTGCAGTTGATTGTCCAGGATTATTTATTTTTGCTGCAGTATTTACTGTGGTTTCTTTTGCCGCTGATGTATTAACTGTAGCTTCTGTTTGCGATACACTATTTTTGGTATTTGCATCAGATGCTATTTCAGCTGATTTTCCTGTGGTCTCGATACTAACTTTTGGAACTCTTGGTAACTTATCAAATCCATATAAATAACCATTCTGAGTACTACTTTTTGATTCTACTAAATTCAATGTTACGCTTACATCAATTACTTTAGGTAATTTATAATTGTTTAATGTTGTAGATTCTGCGTTTATCGTAAATGTTTCATTATCAGCCATTCCCATACCAGCAGTAGGTCCAACTTCCCAAGTACCATTATCATCAACAGTATATGATAATTGTGAAATAAAACATTCTTTATTTTTATATAAATTACCAATAGTAATTCTAAGAAATGGTGCTATCACAGCTATACCTTTGTTATATGCCTGTGGATATGCTAAAGAAGTTAAAAAGTTTAATCTTTGCCAAGCTGCTATATGCTGTAAAGGTGTAGTTGAATATACTTTAAAATTAAAAGATACACTTCTTTCTATACCAGTATAAGTCCAATATGGAAATGGTGAACCAATAAATTTAGCGGAATCCCAAGTTGGTGTTGTAGTTTCAGTAATACCAGATAGAGTTGCTCTAAAATTTACAGATTCTCCCTTTGCAATTGATGTAAATTTTAAAGTTACAAAATCATAATCATCTAATGTAGAATCCCCTACTTTCAACGAACTACCTTTATATTGAGTGTTTTCATTTACAAAATCAGATTTATCATTACTATCAATACCATATTTTGTTTTTAAAGTTACTTTAGGAGTTTGTCCATCTTTTAATGATGAATAAGTAGTTATACCAACTGCTTCTCTAGTTGCAGATGTTGCGCTTGTATTTAATGTTGAAGATGCCGCATTCAAAGCTGCCAATTTAGATGATAAATCATTTCTTAATGCAACATCATCTTGAGTTTCATCAACCGTATCAGAATATTTTGTTTTACCATCATTTTTTGATTCAACTCCAGCTGCTATTGCTTTATCATCCTTTCCTGCTAGTCTTTGTTGTCCTTCTTTTCTACCCTGTTCTAATTTTGCAGTTGCTTCCTTTTTTGTAGAATCTATTTTTTCTGATATAGATGCAAATGGATTTTTAACTGGTAGTTTTTTACCAGCAACGGATAAATCAGCTGGCGCTTCAGGTACACCCGGTTTAGTTACAACCGCTCCTTTAGATTTTTCTGCTTCGTTTGATACATTTATTGAATCAAGTTTTGATGATAAATCATTTCTTAATTTAATATCAGTTGATTTAGCATCTATTGTAGATGAATAAGTAATCTTAGCATCTTTAGCTCCTGCAGCCGCATCTTTTTTAGTATCACCTATTTGTGTTTTACCATCTGATATTGCTTGCTGTCCTTGCTTTTGTGCAGCTGCTAATTTAATTCTTCCATCGGCCGTTGCTGTTTTTAACTTATCACTAACACTTGAAAATAATCCACCAGTAATATCTAATCCTTTTGATTTTGGTACTAATTCATCTATTTTTTTATTAACAGAAGAACCACCACCCAATGCTTTTGTTTCTTGTGCAACTAAAACCGATGAAAGGTCATTTCTTTTAAAGAAATCCTCATCAATTGGATTTACTGTATCTGAATATTTTCCTGAACTATCGTATTGTACTTCTTGCTCACTTTTACCTGCTAAGTTTTGTGCACCCTGCTTAGGTGCTCCAAATAATTTTTTCTTTATTTCACCTTTAAGTAAATTTATACCGGCTCCTAATAACTGATTACCAATTTGCTTAGGAGTTCCTCTTGCACTATTCTTTAAAACTTGTCCAATTAAATTACCTTTTGAATCGTTTTTGATTTTAGCAAGAGTAATCATTGTATCAGGTTCTTTACCTGCTTTGAAATCTGGGTTTAATGAAATCTTAGTTGGTATAGTTGATTCAGGAAAAGCAATACCCAATTTACCTGCAACTTTTAATCCAAAGTTTTCTGCTTTTTTAAGGAAGTTGCCAACAATACCAGCATCTTGTGGGTTATTGGAATTTACACTATCCTTCATTATTTCAACTAATCTAGTTGATTTTTTTTGAAATTTAAATATATCAGTACCATATATTAAGGGTGCTGATAATTTATTTATTATTCGTAATCCACTTGTTTCTTCTTCTAATCTACTCTCACCTTTTGTTGTTGATATTTTTCTTCTTAGTGCCGTTGCTACTCTAAACGATGGTTGTAATAATACCGTAGTGTTAGCACTTATAGGCAAATCCTTACTATTACGGATATCATATTTCTGCTCAGCGGTTTTACCATCTGCTAACACTTTGGTCTTAAATAATTCTTCTATTGTCTTACCCATCGTTATCTTTTACCATATGAATTTGAACTACCTTTATCAACTATTGATGATATTTTTGATGTAACTTTTTGTCCATCCATATGAACGGATATTTTACCAGAACTTAAATCTGCTCTTAAACCTTTTATTTCATCTATTAATTCACCAGTTCTATCTCCCTTATCACCACCTTCACCACCACCAAATAACATAGCTGCTCCACCGGCAACTAAACCTAATGCCATTAAAGCAGGTAATGCTAACATACCACTAACAGCAACAGCTGCTAATGCAAATGCCAATACACTTAATGCTCCTGCTAATCCTAAAATTGGCATATAATCTATTTGAGATACTGCTGATATTTGTTCCATTATAGCCGGTAGTGATGATGATATTGCTGAGAATCCACTACCAACCATTGTTAATCCCGTACCTAATACTATTAACGCAATTCCCAATCCTGTCAACGCCAATAAACCAGCTCCAAATACTAATGCACCAACTCCAGTAAACATTAATGCACCTAATGCAAATACAGCTCCTCCAAATATTACCAATCCAGCTGCTGCTGCTAATACAGAACCAATATCCAATCCAGCTATTAAACTCATAGCAAATGCGAATGGAATCAATGCCACTCCTAATAATGCTACTGCGATAGCTCCTTTAATCATTTCACCCTGTGCCTTTCCTAATACATAAGCTATTGTTGCCAATCCAACCAATCCAACCAATCCTTTACCAACATCTTCCCATTTAACAGTTGCAAACTCTTGGAATGCTTTAGCAGATACCCAAAGTGCTGCTGCTAATATTAATAATGCGGCCGCTCCTTTTATTAAATCACTTGCTTTTATTTTTCCAAATTTATTAGCTTGGTCAGCTCCCCCACCACCTGCTGCTGGTGTTGTTGCTGCGGCTGGTGTTGCTCCTGCTGCAGCATTTCGTTGTGCAAGTAATTCTTTTCCTTTTGAAAAACTACCACCAGCAAATTGAGATGCAGATTCCGCAGGTCCACCCTTACCAAGCATACCCATCACTTTACTAGCACCAGCTTTAACTATATTTTTTACAAATTCTGCAGATGATTTAACTATACCACCCATATTAACTCCCAAAGAACTTAATCCAGTTCCCATTTGACCAACTGCAATTAAACTACTACCAAATCCAGTTACTATCTTACCTAATGGACCCGTTGCAATACCCGTCATAGTTTCCCATATAGAATCCCACTTAGATAATTGTACAGTACCATCATCGTTTAACTTATCAGAATTAGCTGCCATCTTTTGGAATTCATCAACCGATAATCCCAATAATTCTGCTGCTTTCCTTTTTTGGAAGATATCCATTTTATTGAATTCTTCTATACCACCTAATTGTTGTAATGTTTCTTTTACAGCCCCACCAATATTTCCTTCATATGCCAATCCCCTTGCTCTATCTAAGTTAAGTTGTTTACCTAACATAGCTCCCAATTCCATTTCACTATTAATAGATGTTTCAAAATCTAAAAGAGAATCAGTTACTTTAGTTAATGAATCCATACCAACACCTAACTTAGCTGCTGCTACTGCTGCCTTAGCTATATTTAATCCACCATCTTTACCATATTCTGCAAACGCTTTTGATGAACCAGCAACATCTTTCATTAAAGAATCAATAGGAACACCAGCTGCTTTACCCATTGCTTTTGTAGTTGCCGCCATATCCATAGCAGTTGCGGCAGAACCTTCGTTCATTCTTGCAAAGTTACCAACCACATTTGCAGCCTCAGCACCACTAATACCCATATTAGTTGCCATTAAGTTGGCATTTAATTGAGTACTAAATGATACATCTTTTAATCCACCAAATTCTTTAGATAATCCTTTTGCTGTTTCTTCTGCATCTTTAAATGCAAATCCCAAAGCAAATGTTGATATTTGTGCTGAATCTACATACCCTCCAAAACTTCTAACACTCTTACCCCACTTATCCAATCCCATACCAACACCCATAACAGCCGCTCCCATAGCACCCATCAAATTGGATGTTAATAGACTCGCCGTTTCTAATATGCCACCAATTGTATCTTTTATACCATCATATACAGCTAATTGTTTTTCTAAAAATTGTTTTTGAGTTTTTGTCATTTTGCCATAACTAGCAGCCATTGTATTTTGTGCTGCTAAATTATCTAAAATAATCTGGTCTTCTGAGGATATTATTCCTATACTTTCTTCTATATCCCTATATTGATTTAGTAATGCAGTATGCTGCTGAACATCTTCAATTGTTAGTTTTGCAATATCTCTATTAATAGATGCTAATTTATCAATCTTAGTTACTTGGTCTTGTGTTAGTGAATTACTTTCTTGAGTTTTTGCAATTCTATCTGCTTCAAATTTACTTAAATTTTTATATAGACCAGTCAAGCTATTATTGATTTCTTCGGCATTTTTTGCACCATCTAATCTTTCCTGATTTAATTTTTTTAGTTCTTTGGCTGCATTTTTAGTTTTTTCTTCTTGAATAACTAAATACCTGTTTAATAAATTTTGATTTAGGGCAGAGTTTGCTCTTGCTGCCGCAATAGCTTTTTCACGATCTTCAATTTCTTTAAGTATCGTAGCCCTTCTCCTTAAATCTTTTTCTTGGTCTGCCATTTATTCAAAAATTGCGTATTATGAATACTTTTTAATGAGTTGTGAAAGTCTTTGTCTTTCATTCTCAATTCTTTCCATACTATCAATTACATCAGGCGGAAATTTGTTTTGTTTCGCTTGTTCTAATGCTCTATTAACGGCGTTTGTTTTTAATCCATCAAAAAATGCATCAGTAAATTTTTTAGCTGCACCAAATAGTCCTTCTTCTACGGGTTGTTTTTCTTTAGACATAGTTTTATCCTTTTATATTGTATAAATATTGGATAATAAAAAAGTGAGGATTAACGCATCCTCACTTTCGATTTACTTTGAGCTTTTTTCATCTCCTCAGCTTCTTTTTTCTTCATTTCAACTAATTTATTGAAATAAAACCTTCTTAAATATACAGGCATATGGTAAACTTCAGACCAAGTAAATCCATTACTGAACTGAACCATCTCCCAAATTTGAGAATGTAATTGTATCCTATAATCAAGCGGTAGGGTAAAAAAAGTTAATCCCGAAGGGTATATCCAGCGCCTCCGATTCACCAGTTATTTGTGATGTAAATTGGAATGTTAAATCCAAATCAGGACTTATTTCCTTAACGTACTTTCTAAAAGCCTTTGTATCTTTTGCTAAGAACCCATTATACACCCATCTATTTATAAATCCTCTATCAGTATTACCATCAACGGATTTAATCATATACTTCAATCTAGTTGTAACATCATATGAAGTAGATGCGTTTTTATTTAATTTTTCTAAAGCCTGTGTTTCTTTTGTTATTTCTTGCTCATCACCATGCGTAAGTAATTTAAATTCAATTTCTTTACCATCAGAAGGTAATATAAATTTGTATGTATTTTCTGAATTTAAAACATCAGTATTTATATCTTTTGTTTGAACTTTACCCAAATCAATAGTTACTGCTTGCTTTTCTAAAGTAAAAGGGTCAGTCATTTCTATTTCATAATCAGCACCATATCCTAAAATACGAGTTGCCAAAAGGATAGCGTTCTTATCACCAATATAAATATCATTTGGATTTACACCTGGCTCAACTACAACCGATTCAAATAATTTATCTAAAACTATACCTTTTTTGATAAGATTTTGTGATGCAAGAATATCTTCTTCTCTTGCTGTCATATATTTGATTTCAATCGTACCCTTTCTTAATGGGTGTCCTTCTGGGTAAACCAATCCTTGTGATGGTAATTCAATGGTTTCTGTTGGGAAATCATTTTGTTTTGGTGCGGTTTGCATTTGCACCTTAGTTGTATTTGTCATTTCTGCCATAACGTTGTTTATTTGTTTGTATATATAAATACATAGAAATTAAAAAATTAGAAAGCATAAAAAAGGGGATACTTTTGATATCCCCTTATTTTTATTATTTTTAGATTAGAATTCTAAGATTGCGTAATCATAAGATAGTGTTAATTCGATTGTTGCTGGTTCGTTAGAATCGAATGATAAATCTCCAAAGTTTGCTTGAGAGATAAATGCACCTTTCAACTTCCATTGTTCAATCTTATCACCAACTGGTCCTAATAAATAGAAATCAACATCTTTCTTATAGAAATCAGCGTATCCATCTCTACCAGTGATTGATTCATGTCCTAAACGAATCCACTCCATTACCGCTTGTGCTCCAGAAGGAACGATTGGGTCATAAAGTGTGATAGTGATATCTTGCCACTCACCTTTACCTTTCAACTTTCTCTTTACGTTGATATGGTCTAAAGTTACGGTTTCAAATTGAATTGTAGGTCTATTTGCTGCCTTTACAAGATATGAAGGGATATTGTCTATCTCCATCACATATCTATTTTTCATCTTCGGTTCGAAGTTCGTATAGAACATCTTATCAAACTCTAATATTTCTGCCATTTTTTATTCCTTTTATTTGTATTAATAAATATCTACTTTATTGATTTTCGTATTATGCGTTAAAACTTGCTCCAGTTGGTAAGATGTTGAAATCTATTACGATAAATTCCGCTGTCTTAGCCGGTTGTAAGAAAATTTGTCCTGCTAATATGTTTCTATCAATTACATCAGGTGTGTTGTTACTTTCATCCATTACAACTCTGAAAGCGTATAAACCTTGTCTTTGTTGAACTGCCTCTAAGTAAGGGTTCACAGTGTTTAAGAATCTTTGACGAGTTGTAGAAGTATTTTGTTCGAACACTAAGAAACGAGATGTAGATGCGATAAACTTCTTAAGAGTGATAAGTAATCTTCTAACATTGATTCTATCTAAAGCTGATGCCTTATCTTGCAATGTTTTCTGTCCGAATGCTACAATACCTTGTCCAGGGAATGCTGCGATTGGGTTTACTTTGTTCTCATATAGAGTATCTCTTTCAGAATGTGTTAATCTATTCAACACACTAACTGCTCCACTAATACCACCTCTATTCAAACCAGCAGGTGCGAACCATTCAGCTGCCAATCTATCGTTTGCAGCGAATACAGCCGGCATCAATACTGATGGAGGTACACTCATTAATTTGTTACTATTAGTATCAACTGTCTTAACCCAAGGGTAGTAAGTTCCAACATAGTTAGAATCTACTGAATTTGCTTCTTCAGTTGCTTCAGTAATTAATGCGGTTGCTCCCACAAAATCAGCGATATAGAAACAATCTTGTCTATCTTCAACCATATCAATTACTTTTGTAGTAATAGATGGGTGTAAAGAACGAATAATACCAGGAGTTACAACTAAATTAATATCGTATTCATCTGCATTTGAAATAGCGTTGATTGCTTTTGTATATGCAATTGAACCATTTGTTGAGTTATTTGAAAGGTTAAATCCTTGCGAATTTGCCGTAGTTATTGCTGTACCTAAGTTTATTTTTGTTGTTGGTGCCATACCATCGAATCCGTATTGGAATCCTAATACAAATTGTCTTTTAACCATATCAGATGAAGTTGAACCAGTCATTTGAAATGCTAATTGAGAATCGAATGCGAATGCTACGTTTGCTCCAGTTAATGCTCCGTCAGCAATTGGTTTTAAGTATTGTTTGTTATCATCAGATGTTCCGATAGTTTCGAAATCAAATCCAGAATAATATACAGGAGATGATGATGTGTTATTTACTGAACCAGTTTGGTAAACTACTGCAGGTACTTTATTTACATCTCCAGCTCCCATACGAATTGGATTAACATATGCTCCATGTCCAAATGGTGCTGATGAAATTGGGAATGAACCCGCTTCAGCTACAACCACTCTTACATATTTTGATTTGTTTGAGTAATCACCATTTTCAGTTATTTTACCATCAGATTCAATCGTATTCCATCTATCACCTATTCTTCTAGCTATATAGTTAGGAGAAGCAGGGTCTAAGTTTACATTATTAAATGTTTCAATTACTGTCTTTCTCTTATCAGTATCACTATATCCTCTTACAGTTACAGTAAATGTTGAGTAATCAGTTGCTCCATCTTCACCAGCTGCCTTAACATTAGAAATGCCAATTTTGAATTTAGTGTTATATGGAGTACCATGTCCTAAAGTTACAAACTTAAATAAATCGTATCTAACGTTGTTGTTATCTTTTTGAGATTTAACGTAAGGAGTTTCAGCTGCACTGATATCACCATATACTTGTGCGGGTAATGCTGATGCTGATACATATGTACCACCTTCCACTCCACCAGCTCCAAATGCTGCGTTAGTGTAATTAGTTGTTGCTATATTTTTGAAATAAGCGTAAGTGTATGCTGTTTTAGCGCCAAATGGTGAAGTACCAAATGTATCGGCTACATCATTTGTAGCAGTTTCTAAAATAGATGCTGATACAATTCCAAATGAAGAAGATAATACAAAAGAACCAGATGCAAATCCAGGTCCAGATGCAGTTGAAGCCATTCCAAAATTTGGTATTCCAAATCCTACTGCTTCATCACCAGCTTCAGTTGAATATAAAACTCCAATAAGTTTTTCTCCAACCAAACCACCAGATGCGAATATACCAATAGGTGCGGTTTGTTGATAACCACCAATACCACCAACTCTTACGATGGTAGCACTTCCAGCTTCTCTTAAATAGTTTTGTACTGCATATTCAGTATAATAAGTTCCATCAGGAGTACCGAAGATATCTTCGAATTCTGATTGCGTTCTAACAATTGTTGGAACAAATGCAGGTCCTTGCTTAAAAGGTCCTATAAATGCTGCTCCAATTTCACCTACTCCTTGCGCTAGGAAGGAAAGGTCATTTTCTCTTGTGAATACGCCGGGTGATACGATTCTTTCTGCCATTTTATTTCTCGAATTTGTATTTTAAGTTTGTAATTAAGATAATCCAATTAATTACTTATATAAATATAAAGAAAATATCCAAAACACAAATTTGTTTATAAATCTGCATTTTGGATATTTAACATTTTTTTCTTATAATTTGTACTAAACAGGCGCTGGAGTTGATACTTGCGGTGCAACTACACTACCAGATGTAGGAGACCAAGGTAAATTTGCTTCATCAACTTGTAAACTAGTCCACTTATTAGCATTGATTTCTTTTTGTATTTGTCCGTTTATATGCTCCATGTAGTTTGTAGATGTATTTGAACCACTTACATGATTTTTTACCCAACCAAGAACTATTTCTTCTGTCAATTCATGATAAGGTACAAAGCTTCCTGTGTTTATATTATTGATATTAAACGGAGTTGCTCCAGTAAATGTACCAACATTCCCATCTTCATCGGTTGCTGTGATTTTCCAGTTAGTCCCAACGATAGCTTCATTCACATTTTGGCTATCTTGCTTTTTTAGCCCTATTAATTTCCATTCGTATGTTAATCCCATAATAAATCAGTTTTGTTTATATTCTATAAATATATTGTTTTTAAAAAATAACTATTATTTTCTATCAAATAAAGTTTTTAGCATTTCTTTGATTTCAGAAATTTCATTATTTTGTTTTTCAATAATAGTTTGTTGTTCTTTAATAGCCTCTACTAAAAGTGGAACTAACTTATCGTAATCAATTGTTAGATAGTTCTCACCACTCTTAGAACCTTTTATTTCTTTAGTTTCTGAATCTATATCAGTATCAAATGGTGCTAAGTGCACAATTTCAGGTAATATACTTTGAACTTCTTGAGCTGACAAACCTAATTGTACTTTGGTATCAGTATATCCTACTGAATGTGCTAGCTCATTATTTACATAGTAGAATCCATTTAATTTAGATATCTTTTCTAATGGGTTTTCAATATTACCAATTTTTGTTTTTAATCTTTCATCAGAATAGTATGCTATAATATTTCCTTGTGCAAATATCCAATCATAACAATATATGTTGTTATTGATAATATAGTTAAATCTAGATGTTGAGTTAAAGTCACCATAATATCCAGTGTCGTGGTCATAGAAAATCGGAGAACGGATATCGTTATACACATATACACCATATGGTTGCATTGACATTCTATCTGAACCGGCATAGTATAAGTAAAGAATTGCTCCACTCATTAACCACACCCATCCTCTAGCACTATCATGCACACCAACGTTATCACCCATAGTACTCATAAAGGTATAACGAGAACCTATACCCCAACCTTGCCAGCCGTTTCTACCACCATCGTAAGTTGTATAGTTACCATAAGGGTTTCCACCACACTCAGCTGCCCATATACCTCTACCATATGATTGGTTATACAATCCAGTACAACCATAGTTTCTCCACCATCCGTAGTTATAACCCTGGTCTATGTATATTTCATTCAAACGGTTGCCACCATTTATATCTAAATAATATCCAGTATTATCTCTATCGTAAATAAAGTTTGTTCTTATCTCATAAAGATAAGTTCTATTTCCAGAGTAGTGGTTGATGTAAGTTTCATATCCGTTTTGGCAATCTAAGTGTAAGTTACCATTAGTTGTTACAACAGATGCAGTTCCATCGGGTCTACCATTTGAACCAACATAAAGATATGCTCCCCAAGTTGGGTTAGGTCCATGTAAAGTACCACCACGTTGTCTAATACACGAATTTGATGTACTATTAAAATCTGCATAATATCCGGTATCATCTGAATCATAGAATACGTTTGCACGAAGGTCACCAGAACCTCCACCACCATACATAGCGAATTCTTTCCATCCAGAAACTCCACCACCCCATTTACCTCTTGCCCAATATCTATTTGCAGTTGCATCACCAGCACCTACCATCATCCAACCATAAGCCGCACCACCATCGGATGTTGCATAGTGTTGTCCCGATACGATACCTTGTGCGTGAATATATCCACCACCTTGAGGGTGACCTGTTCCACCACCCCAAATATCCCATCCAGCAAATCCAGCTTTCCAAGCATTATCCCAGTTTCCAGCAGATGTTCCCCATCCAAAAGTACCTGTCCAATAGTTTGTATCACCAGTATAATCAAATCTAGGAGTAATCCAATGATGACCCCTATTCATTGCTGCATGTGTTCTATTAGTAAATCTATTTAAGTTTGATGTACCATTTGCATCTAAATACCATCCAGTATCGTGGTCATAGAAAATAGGTGACCTCATATCTGCTCTTGCCCAAATAACAGATGCTATTGCCGCATTTGTTGTACCATTTTCTACTACTAATAATCCGTGCGTATTTAGGTAACTAGCTTGTCCACCTGCGTTTGGATGCGACCAAGATAAACCATATAAGTTACCAAGCGATGTACCATCAACAGGCATTCTCCAAGGAGTACCCATTGAGAATATACCCTGAAAACGAACTGATGTATAAACTCCGAATATAGTTTGTCCGTAGTTATAATCTAAATAAATATGTTCGTTTGCATCAACTCTAATACCACCATTAGCTACTACATAATTTAATCTAGCAGTACCATTAGGGTTTACATAATACGAAGTATCATTTGAATCATAAAATATTGGTGCTCTTAATGAGTTACCGCCAGTTAAATAATCGTTGGCGTAAACAGTACCATTTGAATACCATTCCATTGTACTATAACGAGTACCGCTGGTGTTTGTGTTATAGAAATATGTATTACCACCGGTGTTAAATCTCATATAGGCTTGTCCCTGTCCGCCATTGATTCTACTAAATCCACCAGGTCCACCACCATCGTTTTGTACGTTAAATCCAAAACCACCATCATTCCAAGTTACACCAGGTTCAGAAACCCACATTTGTAAATAAGATGGAGTACCAGTACCCATTTCATTTCCTCTAGCAGTTAATCTAATTGTAGAGTTACCATGCCCACCTGCTACTTCAAATCTACCTCTTACATAAGAACCACCATTTAAGTCAGTATAGTATTCCGTATTATCGGAATCATAGAATATAGGTGCTCTCATAGATGATGCAGCCTGTAAGTATCCTTCTGAATATGTGTATCCAGAATAAAAATACATTCTGTACGAACCTCCTCTAGTTATTCTTAAATCGTGATTTGTAAATGAACCAACAACCGATAATCCACCAACATGTGAGAACATACCAGTTTCAATACCTTCACTTCTAGCATAAACTCTTATAATTGAGTGAGGACCATTTGAAACGTGAAGTTGAGTACCCCATCCACCAGGATCGGACCAATCACTACCACCATCACCAACATATAAGTTTCTTAATCTAGAAGATGAGTTAAGGTCTAAACGGAATGTAGTATCTGCTGAATCATAAAATACAGGTGCTCTCCAATCGGATGTTGCTGTACCAGTACCAGTTATTACCATGCCACCAGAAAATCCAAAACGAGAATAAGTTGTACCATTGTTTCTTAATGCCAAATGATGGTCATATCCACTTCCATATTCATAAGCCAATCCATACATATTACCCAATGGCCAGCTTTCTCCAATTGTCCAAATTACTTTGTCAGCAGTACCCGTAGAATTATAATCACCCATCAAACCACCTCTATCACGACTTACTAAATAGTTAGTGTAATATGAACGAGCGTACATATTAAGAGTACTATTTACATTTAATCCAAGTAAATTAGATGTTGAAGCAGGGTCTGTGTAATATCCGGTATTATTTGAATCATAGAATATTGGTGCTCTCATATCACCATCTGCCTGCATTTGACCTGCTCTATTAAAATAGAATCTATCACCAATTCCATTAAAATGGAAAATTAATGCTTCATATCCATTCCAACCATCATTTACCAACCAAGGGTAATATGAATTGCTATATGCAGTATTGCTTAAACCAATTAAATATCTATTATTGTGAGATAATTGTAAAGCGTAAGTATTTCCACCATTAAAGTTACCACTATTACCGACTTTTAATGCCAATAATCTAGATTGATTATCACCATCTACATAATATGCACTATTATTAGAATCGTAATAAATTGGAGAATACATTGCACTTCCCGCTTGAACATTAGTACCAGCATAGAATGATACTGGTGTTCTTAAATTACGAAGGTCACCTGATATATTTGAATATGAATCGGATTCTATTGCTACTGAATATCCTTCAGCAACATCCATTATTCCACTATAATATGAACCATTTTGTATTTTTCTTAAAACAACTTGTCCATAAGACCAAGATGATGAACCATTACCAATTACGATACAATATCTACCATCTTTAACACCAACTCTTACAGGTTTATCAGTTTGTCCAATTACTTCTGCATTTATGTTATACCACGCACCATTCCAGTTATGTCCACCAACTCTTACAGTTGATGCAGCATTTCCATTATATTCGTAGATATCAATTACAGCATGAATCATACCATAGTTACCAGTTCCGCCAGGGAATTTAATAACTACTGCTCCAGTTGCACCCGTTGCTCCCCAAACTGCGTAAGGTCTACCTACTAAGTTATCTTGCTTTATACCACCTGCTACTCTTAAAGATGTTGCTGTTGTGGCTGGGTTTAAGAAAAATGCGGTATTGTCTTGGTCATAGAATATTGGAGAACGCATTGAACCATCTGAAAACATATTACCAGATGTATCTATACCAGCTACTGTTCTACCTGCCGCTTCTGAATAAAAATGGAAACTTTCCGTACCAACTAATTGTGATGATGTTCTTTTACCTACATACCAACTGCTACCAGATCCTCCAATATAGCGAACCATTGCTTCATAGCCATTACCCGGATTAATAGTAAGATATTTATGAGCTGCGCCTGTTATATTAATAGGAGTGTTGTTTCCTCCAATCATACCAATATAAGAAACATCATTGATACTATTACCATTCAAATACATCGTACCATACAACCAGTTTGTACCAGTTGAATAAATACCAGATGGATGATATGATGCGTTTCCAGTTCCTGCTACGTTACTATTTCCCTGATAAGAATATGCTTGTAATGTATTTAAGTTTGAGTTACCAGCTCCATTTATAAAATATGCTGTATTATCCGAATCATAAAATATTGGTGCTCTAAAATCTACGTTAGCAGTAATATTTCCAGAACTATTAATATTCATTCTTAAACTTCCACCAGTAGCATGAGTAATTGCATTATGTGTATAAAAATCTATTTGAGTTGCTGGGTTAGCTTCATATATATTTCCTCCAATATAAATTTGGTTTGCGGCTGCACTATTATATGCTCCTATAATGGTTGTTCCTTGTGCTTGTGATGTTGCATTATAGTGAGTACCAGTTAAAGTTGAAAATTTATTACTACCTTCACCAGCAGGTCCCATTAGGATATTACCACCACTACTATTACCAGCAGCGGTTAATCTTATTTTATTAAATGATGGTGAATCTGAAGTTCTTACCGCCTGATTTAAATAATCTGAAAATTGATAACCATCCCATAAATCTGCATTAAGATTAGTAACAACAGTTGTTGATGTTACTGCCAATGGAGATGTACCAGTTGCTACAGTTGATGTTATTCTATTGAATGATGGTGAATCAGATGTACGGACATTTTGGTTCATTAAATAAACCTCAGTTGCTCCTTGCCCAGTATCAATTGTACCACTAAGAACTACATTACCACCTACTTCTAATGTATTATCAGCATACCATCTGTCCGTTGATTCGTTCCAATAAAATGATACGGTGGATGCATTACCTCTCTTAACTTCTATACCAGCATTTTCAGTTGGTGCAGTTGATGCTCCAATATCTGCATTAAGTGTAATAATATTATCACCTATGTTAAGAGTTGTTGTATTAATATATGTTGTTGTACCACTTACAGTAAGGTCACCACTAATTGTAGCGTTACCAGTTACTGCTAATGTAGTACCATCAAATCTTAAATTTGCTTCAACGGTTGCGTTTGGTGCAGTTCCGTTTAATGTGATTACACCATTATCAGTTGTACCAGTTAATGATAGTAACCCAGATGTGCCAGATGTACCACGTGTTCCTGATGTACCGCTCGTGCCAGAAGTTCCACTAGTCCCAGACGTACCACCACTACCAAAGGTTCCTGATGTACCAGAAGTTCCTGATGTGCCACCACTTCCAGAAGTTCCTGATGTGCCACTACTTCCAGAAGTTCCTGATGTACCTCTAGTTCCACTTGTGCCAGAAGTTCCCGATGAACCACTTGCTCCAGAAGTTCCTGATGTACCAGAAGTTCCCGATGAACCATTTACTCCACTTGTACCAGAAGTTCCTGATGTGCCACGAGTTCCAGAAGTTCCTGATGTGCCACTACTTCCAGCAGAACCACTTATTCCAGAAGTTCCTGATGTTCCTGATGTGCCAGACGAACCACTTATTCCGCTAGTCCCACTACTACCACTTATTCCAGAAGTTCCTGATGTTCCCGATGAACCGGCACTTCCACTTACACCACTTGTACCAGAAGTTCCCGATGTACCATTTGAGCCCGAAGAACCTTGTGCCCCAGAAGTTCCTGATGTACCATTTGAACCTGAAGAACCTTGTGCTCCAGAAGTTCCAGAAGTTCCTGATGTACCATTTGTACCAGAAGAACCTTGTGCTCCAGAAGTTCCTGATGTGCCTCTAGTTCCAGAAGTTCCCGATGAACCACCAGTACCACTTACTCCACTCGTCCCACTACTTCCAGAAGTTCCTGATGTGCCACTACTTCCAGAAGTTCCTGATGAACCCGATGTGCCAGAAGTTCCCGATGAACCACTTCCTCCGCCAGCTCCAGTTATACCAGAAGTTCCTGATGTACCACTTGTGCCAGAAGTTCCCGATGTGCCACGAGTTCCAGAAGTTCCTGATGTACCGCTTGTACCTGAACTACCACCAGCACCACCAATACCGCTTGTACCAGAAGTTCCTGATGTGCCGCTTGTACCAGAAGTTCCTGATGAACCACTTACTCCGGAACTACCACTACTACCACCAGCACCACTTACTCCAGAAGTTCCTGATGTTCCAGAAGTTCCACTACTACCATTTGAACCCGATGTGCCAGAAGTTCCCGATGAACCACTTGCTCCACTTGTACCACTACTTCCACTAATTCCACTTGTACCAGCTGAACCAGTAGAACCTGAAGTTCCAGCCGAACCAGAAGTTCCTGATGTACCTCCACTACCAGAAGTTCCTGATGTGCCAGAAGTTCCCGATGTACCACGAGTTCCAGAAGTTCCTGATGAACCTGATGTGCCAGAAGTTCCAGCCGAACCAGATGTTCCTGATGAACCAGAAGTTCCCGATGTGCCAGAAGTACCACTACTTCCACTTGTCCCACTACTTCCAGAAGTTCCTGATGAACCAGACGTTCCTGATGAACCTGATGTCCCACTACTTCCAGAAGTTCCTGATGAACCACTTGTACCACTACTTCCACTTGTGCCGCTTGTACCGCTTGTGCCAGACGTTCCTGATGTGCCGCTTGTACCTGATGTACCAGACGTTCCAGAAGTTGCTGCTGCAAATCTTCTACTAATTCTTCCTGTTGTTGTATTAAGAACTAATACTTCGTTTGTTGTATTATCAGTTGGTATTGTATCGCCAGTAACAAACATTGAACCACTAACTGATAAACTACCAGTTATTTGTTGGGTATCGTTTGATGCATCACCAAATTTGTTACTTCCACTTGCGTAGATTATAGAAGATGAGATGTATGTTGCAAATAATTCCGTTGTATTTATTTTTCCAGCTACATTTAAATCTCCTTTGAATATACCACTACCAGTTACAATTAAAAAATCATTAATCGTAACTCCTGTATTAATTCTTACTCCTTGATTTGGAGATATTTGTGCAGTTACAGATCCTGATTTTATTCTATTAATATCACCAATTGAATCTGCTGATATATTAAATAATCCACTACCATCTCCTCTAAATAATGATGCCGTTACAAATGATGAAACACTAAGTGAACCAGTTATTTGAGTATCCGATTTTAATTTCAACGGATTACTTCCAAATGAATCTATTTCATCCGTTTGTATTTTGGAAGCACTAAAATTTCCAACCACATCTACCGATTGTGATGAAAAACTAGCTATTCTACTTCCACTTACAAATAAAGAAATTGTATCTTTATTTTGTTGATTTAAACCATTAGGATTGTTACCCAAATACTCCATTATCTAAAACTTTATGTTATTTCTAAAACCGAAACAATTACATCTGCTGAATTTGCTAACGATGATGTCACCGAAATAAAATCAGTTGCTTCTAATACAACTTTTTGCTCACCACCTACTAATACAGTAGAGCTGCCTGGCATAATTAATGCATCTTTAACAACATATACAGTTTTATTTCCGGATGCATCTCTCATCATCACACTTACTGATATATTATTTGAATTTACATTTGCCACATTCACACCAATCACGGTTGTAGATGAACCAGCGGGAGTTTCGTAAACTTTAACCCCAGTTGTTCCTATTGAACCAGTTATACTATTTTTAAATGTATTTGCCATTTCTTTTTATTTTTATCCTAATGCTATTGCAAAAGCTATTGCTGAATCTAATACGTTTACACCATCAACTAAATATCCGCCAGCTGTTAAATTCATAGAACCTGTCATACTAACCGAACCACTAATAGATAATTTATTAGTAACATCCAAATTGGCAAATGCCGCCTGTTGTACATCAATTGTACCTTTGAATGAACCAGTTAATGAACCTGTGAATGAGCCACTTAAATTTGCGTAAGCAGATGAGGCTTGGGTAATTGAGCCAGAAAATATAGGACTGTGTATAATCATTTATATTTATATACTTTTGTTATAGGTATAAATATAAGTAATTTTCCTTTTAAGGTTTCACCGGCCAAGTTATACTAAATGGATTAGTTTGAGATGTAATATCTCTTAAAGATTGTCTGTAATCAGACCAAATTGCTTTTGTTTCGGATGGAATATCTCCCAATTGTGTCCAATCACATTCAGATAATAATTCATTTCGAGTTTCTCTAACAATAAACCATTGATTTTCCAATCTATAATCTATTTCACTTTGAGATGCATCAGCTTGAATCCAATTTTGATAATATACACCATCGGTTAAAACAGGAGTTCCTTCGGTAATATTTTTTGTGTAATCGTTTGGCATCGGAGTTGGAGTAACAACATACATATCCCACTCATTCAAAGCTTCATCAGATAATTCGGCAGGTAAACTTACATTTGGATAAGCTGCTCTTAATTCAGAAATACTATATGGATAGTTTATTGTTTCATCTATAATTCGTAAATACATATTATTTGAAATTTAAAGGTATTGATGCAAAATTTGATAAACCAGTACAATTATTAAATGCATCAGTTCCAGCTGGCGTTGGAATTCTATTCCATAGTTCAGGTGCAGTTCCAGTCAATGCATTTGTAGTTGAACTCATATTATATAAGTTAGTAAATGTTGTTACATTCGTATTATTTGTAAATTGTAACACATTTGTTAATGCTCTACAATTTCTAAATGTACCAGAAAAAGTTGTTACGCTTGTGTTTAAATCAAATAATGTAGATGGTACAGATGTTAAGCCAGAACACGCAAAGAAACAAGATGCAAAAGATGTTACTAATGGAACATTATCAAATAATCCAGTTGGTACTGTTGTTATTGTTGGTATTGATGAAAATGCACTATTGAATGATGTTGCATTTGGAGAAAAATCAAAAATATCAGCTGGTATTGCCGTTATTCTAGTACCATTCATAAAGTTTGTAAAATTAAGTACTTCTGCTAAACCAGTGTATCCACCAACTCCACTCAAAGATGCACTACCAGGTATTGCTGTTAAATTTAAACACCCATAAAAGTTTATAGTTCTTAAACCAACAATTCCCCATTGAACTAATTCAGTAATAAGAGTTCTAATAGATGCATTATTGTTTACAGCAAATCCAGGCATAAATCCACTTATAGTAATTGTATAAGTTCCAGCATTTACATACGTGTGTGTTCTATTTATAGAATTACTTGCAGTTATTAAAGGTGAATTGGCAGAACCATCTCCCCAACTTATTATTAAACTAGGAGTAAGTCCACCATAATCAACCAATGGAGTTGTAAATACAGTATTAGAAGTAGTTGTTGTTACTTTAAATACAAATGGATATGCCTCCGAACCTTCTTGTGATACTAATCTTCTAAATATTCCCATAACTTTAAATATAATATTAACTTAAATTTTTACCGGCTACAAATCCATAATATGTAGTACCACCATTAAATGTGTAGAATACTAATACATCAACACCAGACGATGTTAGAATTGGTGCACTTCCACCAGCCCAATCAATACTAGCAGGCCATGTAATTGAATATGCCCCAGCATTTACAACTACTAAAGTAAATCCAAATGCGTTTGATGCAGGTGGGTTAGTAAACGTTATTGTTGATGTACCATTAAATTGTCTTCTAAAGTTGTTTGCTGTTGATAAATCTAAAGTTACACTACCACCAGTTGATAAATCAGAATAAGTTTCTCTGAATGTTGTTGATGCAATATAATTTGTTGAACTTATATATCCACTAGCTCCTATATTTCCAGTTAAGCTTATTGTAGTACCATCAAATGTTAAATTAGGTTCGGCCTGAACGCCTATTGGTGAATCTATATATGTAAGTACTGCATTATTAGTTGTACCTGTTATTTGCAATCCAGATGTACCAGAAGTTCCGGAACTGAATCCTACTGCCGATGTACCACTACTACCACTTATTCCAGAAGTTCCAGAAGTAAATCCAGGTGCATTTGTTCCAGAAGTTCCAGAAGAACCAGCTGCTCCAGTAGAACCATTAGCTCCACTAGTACCACTACTTCCAAAGAATGTACCATCCAATCCAGAAGTTCCTGATGTCCCAGACGTTCCAGAAGTAGATGTTAAGCCGGATGTACCAGCCGAACCACTTGTACCAGAAGTACCACTACTACCAAAGAATGTTCCATCAAATCCAGATGTACCACTAGTTCCAGAAGTTCCGTTTGACCCACTTATACCGCTTGTGCCAGAAGTTCCTGATGTTCCACTCGTACCACTACTTCCAAATAAAGTTCCATCTAAACCAGAAGTTCCCGATGTACCAGAAGTTCCTGATGAACCACTTACTCCAGAAGTTCCTGAAGTTCCTGATGTACCAGAAGTTCCACTGCTACCAAAGAATGTTCCATCGAATCCAGAAGTTCCTGATGTACCAGACGTTCCTGATGAACCACTTACTCCACTTGTGCCAGAAGTACCGCTTGTTCCCGATGTACCACTACTACCAAAGAATGTACCATCAAATCCAGATGTACCGCTTGTACCGCTTGTACCAGAAGTTCCATTAGTTCCGTTTTCTCCACTTGTGCCAGAAGTTCCCGAAGTACCAGATGTACCTGATGAACCGAAGAATGTACCATCCAATCCGCTTGTACCAGAAGTTCCGCTTGTACCAGAAGTTCCGCTTTCTCCAGATGTGCCAGACGTTCCTGATATTCCAGAAGTTCCACTACTTCCAAACATTGTACCATCCAAACCAGAAGTTCCAGATGTTCCATCCGTGCCACTTATACCACTTGTACCGCTTGTACCATTTTCACCAGAAGTTCCAGAAGTTCCAGAAGTTCCCGATGAACCAAAGAATGTACCATCTTGTCCAGAAGTTCCCGATGTACCGCTTGTACCAGAAGTTCCTGAAGTACCGGATGTTCCTGATGTGCCACTTTCTCCGCTTGTACCAGATGAACCAAAGAATGTTCCATCTAAACCGCTTGTACCAGAAGTTCCATCTGTACCGCTGATTCCACTTGTACCATTTGTACCATTCTCTCCAGAAGTTCCTGATGAACCACTTGCTCCAGAAGTTCCTGATGACCCAAAGAATGTTCCATCTAAACCACTTGTACCAGAAGTTCCCGATGTACCATCACTTCCGTTTATACCACTTGTGCCAGATGTTCCCGATGTACCACTACTTCCACTAGCTCCAGAAGTTCCTGATGAACCGAAGAATGTACCATCTTGTCCAGAAGTTCCTGATGTGCCATCTATTCCAGATGTACCATCACTTCCGTTTACACCACTCGTACCAGAAGTACCACTACTTCCACTTTCTCCAGAAGTTCCTGATGAGCCAAAATATGTTCCGTCTAAACCAGATGTGCCAGATGTTCCCGATGTACCACTTACTCCAGAAGTTCCTGATGTACCATCACTTCCAGAAGTTCCTGATGTGCCATCACTACCAGAAGTTCCCGATGTGCCAGAAGTTCCTTCAGAACCATTTGTACCTGAAGTTCCTGATGTGCCACTTGTACCATTACTTCCCGATGTACCACTTGTACCATCACTTCCAGAAGTTCCCGATGTGCCATCTATACCAGATGTACCCGAAGTTCCTTCAGAACCATTTGTACCAGAAGTTCCAGCCGAACCATTTGTGCCAGAAGTTCCTGAAGTTCCAGATGTACCATCTGAACCACTTGTACCGCTTGTGCCAGATGTGCCCGAAGTTCCATCACTACCACTTATACCAGAAGTTCCTGATGTGCCAGAAGTTCCCGATGTACCATCTAATCCACTTGTTCCAGAAGTTCCTGATGTGCCACTTGTCCCAGAAGTTCCTTCAGAACCATTAGTACCACTAGTGCCGCTTGTGCCACTACTACCACTTGTACCACTACTACCACTTGTACCTTCGGTTCCCGATGTACCAGAAGTTCCTGATGTGCCAGAAGTTCCTGATGTGCCACTACTACCACTCGTACCGCTTGTACCAGAAGTTCCCGATGAACCTTCACTACCAGAAGTTCCCGATGTGCCAGAAGTTCCTGATGTTCCAGAAGTTCCGCTTGTGCCACTACTTCCAGATGTACCATCACTACCTGATGTTCCCGATGTGCCAGAAGTTCCAGATGAACCAGAAGTTCCTGATGAACCAGTTGAGCCTGAAGTGCCAGAAGTTCCTGAAGAACCTGAAGTACCACTACTTCCAGCTTCACCATCCGAACCACTTGTACCAGAAGTTCCTGATGAACCAGTTGAGCCTGAAGTGCCAGAAGTTCCTGAAGAACCTGAAGTACCAGAAGTTCCTGATGTACCAGCCGAACCAGATTCACCAGCAGTACCCGAAGTGCCCGCAGTTCCACTACTACCAGACGTACCGCTTGTGCCAGAAGTTCCACTACTACCATTTGAACCAGATGTGCCAGAAGTTCCTGATGTACCAGAAGTTCCCGATGTGCCAGCAGTTCCTGCCGAACCTGTACTACCATTACTTCCACTTGTACCAGAAGTTCCTGATGTGCCACTTGTTCCTGATGTTCCACTACTTCCAGAAGTTCCTGATGTGCCAGAACTTCCCGATGTTCCTGATGTGCCAGAACTTCCCGATGTGCCAGAAGTTCCTGATGTACCTCTAGTTCCAGAAGTTCCCGATGTGCCAGATGACCCAGAAGTTCCTGATGTACCGCTTGTACCATCCACTCCACTCGTACCAGAAGTTCCTGATGTACCACTCGTACCGCTTGTGCCAGAAGTTCCTGATGTACCGCTTGTGCCGCTTGTACCAGAAGTTCCTGATGTGCCAGAAGTTCCTGAAGAACCTTCACTACCAGAGGTTCCCGATGTTCCACTACTTCCGCTTGTACCAGATGAACCTTCACTACCAGAAGTTCCTGATGTACCAGACGTACCAGAACTTCCACTCTCTCCGCTTGTACCAGAAGTTCCTGATGTACCTGATGTGCCATCCGTACCACTTACTCCAGAAGTTCCTGAAGTACCAGAAGAACCAACTGCAGCTGCTATATTTCTATATGCTAATTTTTTTGATATAGTATCCCATATTACTACTTGCTCATAAGATGCGGATGGTAAATTTCCTAACAATACACTACCACTAACTCCCAAACTTCCACTAACAGTTAAGTTTGCGTTAATACTACTATCTTTGTTTACCTGTAAGAATGATGCTGTATTTACTCCTTCCGCATTTAGAGCGTAAAGAGCGTATGATGCGGTAAATGCTAATGAAGCAGTACCAACCAACATCGAAGAAGTTTGTGAACTAAGTAAATCACCAGTACCAGTACCACCAGTACCACCGCCACCTAATATTCTTACTAATACACCATCTGAACCAGACGATATTACATCAACACCAGAACCAGTAAAATGAATTTTTCCTACTTGTGCTTTTACTAATGAACTCGTTTGGTATATAAATAATTCAGTACCACCACCTACACCTGCGTTTAATGCGTAAGATGCGGTTAATGCGTAAGAAGAACTTACTGCACTAAATACAGCCATTGATGATGTTTGTGAATTTCTTACAAAATTTTCTAAATCACCCAATGCTGCCAATGCCCCACTATCAAATCCAACAATACTTTCAGCTATACCAGCTCTAATTGCGTATGATGATGATAAAACATTACCAACTACTCTATCACCAGTTATTGTTCCATTGATTAATGAACCACCACTACCAATTACAACATGCCCACTAGTCAATCCACTAAATACAATTTGAATAGTATCATCATCAATTGATTTTATTGTGCCAGGTAAAATTTGGTCTTCCGAACCAGTAGCATAAACCTGAACCATTGGGTATCTGATTCCTAAATTATGTACAATAGTTAAATTACTTACATTATTAAATGATACAGTTTCAGTTAATGAAGTTTCAGGTTGTGGAATAAAATATCCTCTATTCTCATCAAATCTTAAAATATCATACTGCGCCGATGCAGTTGGTCCTACTCCTTGGAAATTATATGTACCTAAGAATGAACCACTTACTAATGGAGCAAATACTCTATTTGAAGCAGTAATATCAGTTGCAGTTAAATCATTACCAACATAAAGATTACCCCAAATTGATGAAGATGTATTTACTACAAATCCTTTATCAGGAGAAATTGATGCGGTATATGAACCACTCTTTAATATAAATGTTTCAAATGATAAGTTAGCAATATTGATGTTAGTTAATCCACTACCATCTCCAATGAAAGCAGAACCAGAAGAAAGTATAACGTTTCCACCAGTAACAAATAATCCACCACTAACACTTAAATTACCAGACACAAATGTCCTAGTACCAATTTCCAAACCTTTGTTTGGAGATATTACCGCCTGAACTGAACCTGATATAATTCTATCTAATTTAAGGTCTTGTAATGCGTTTGCAGGAATGTTAAATAATCCACCACCATCACCTATATAAAGTGCTGCAGTTATTGGTACGTTTACATCTAATTTTTCTGGGTCAATAATAGCAACACCAGAACCAGAATTAATTTTAAATAATTCAAGTCCTTCAATTGATTCCGGTGGGATATTAAATAATCCACTACCATCACCATAGTAAACAGATGCGGTAATTGAACCACTAATTGCTACTGATGATGTAAATTGAGATTTATATGAACCAGAAGATGGTGCTGTAATTACTTGGAATAGTTCACCACTTGCCACCGATGCAGTTGCTGAACCACTTGCTATCAATGGTGCGGCTGATGCTTGTACGTTTGTTATAAATCTACCATCACCAAAAAGAAATCCTCTTGCTGTTAAATCATCTGCTCTTAATGAACCACTAACATCAATTGAACCAGTAAATCTAGAACCAATAGCCGAACCAGTTACAGCAGTTGTTACTATAAATGTATCTCCACTTTGAACGGATGCCGTTGCAGAACCACTACCAATGAATGGTGCAGCTGCTGCTTGTACGTTTGTAATATATCTACCATCACCAACAAAGAATTGAGATTGTACGCTACCACTAACATCCACACTACCCGTTATACGAGTACCAATTTGATAATCAAGCCCAGAACCAGTTGCTCCAGTAGTTACTATAAATGTATCACCACTTGTTACAGAAGCTGTTGCAGAACCACTTGCTATTAATGGAGATGCTGCCGCTTGTACATTTGTTATAAATCTACCATCACCAATAAAAAATCCATCATTTGATAATCGTACACTTCCACTTACTGAAATACTTCCACTAAATTGTGAACCACTATCTTGCGATTGAACTCTAAATCCAAAATTAGGAGATACTGATGCAGTTACCGAACCGGATTTAATTTCCGTTGATACTAATGCATCTTCCGTTAATGCTGAACGAGGAATGTTTCTAAGATATGTTCCATCCGCAAATATAAATGATGATGAATTTATAAATAGTCCTCCACTGTTTTCGTTTATAAACAAACTACCACTTACATCAACCGAACCAGTAAATTTAGAAGCGATTTGAGTTTTATATATAAAATCTGGGTTACCATCTAATACATTTATAACTCCCGCCATTGATGAATGGAATTCACAATTATAATATAATGTATTTGGTGCACTTCCAGAAACTAAAAATCTTATTTGTCCATTATCTTCACCATTATTTGTAACCCAACTATTATAAAAATTACTATTACCAATGCCAGGTGTTTGATTAATCCAAAATGGATGCCCACTTGCATTTACATTAAAAACATATTCATAATTTCTATGTAATGTAAGTGTAGGATTTGAACCACTTATTAACCTATTACTTATATTATAATTGCCACTTCCATCATTAGTTACAATGAATACATTATCAAATTCCAAAGAAGATGTAAATGGAGTTTTAACTACGAATCCAAAATCAGGTGAAACCGATGCAGTTACAGAACCAGATTTAATTTCTGCTGAAACCAATGCATCTTCCGTTAATGCTGCTCTAGGAATATTTCTTAAAAAAGTACCTTGTGCGTATATGAATGATGATGAATCAATTCTAATACTTCCACTAAAGTCAGAACCACTTTCAAATGATGCTACTCTAAATCCAAAATTAGGAGATACAGATGCAGTTACACTACCACTAGCAATTCTAACAGTATCCCCAGATATTGCAGATTGTGGAATATCAAATAATCCTTTACCGCTACCACTAAACATTGAAGCGGTAATATTTCCATCAACTTTAGTTTCTCCAATTAATGTTATTTCAGCTGGAACATATAATGCATCTACTACATTGATAGTACCTGCCATTGATGAGTGTAATTGGCAATTATAATATAATGTATTTGGTGCACTACCAGAAACTAAAAATGTTATAACACCAACATCATCTCCATTATTAGTTATCCAAGAATCGTATGCATTATTAGTACCAATGCCACTTACCGATTTAATCCAAAATGGATGGCCTGATGCATTAACATTAAATACATATTCTACATTTCTAACTAAAGTTAAAGTTGGGTTTGAACCACTTACTAATCCGTTACTAATATTATATAAACCAGAACCATCATTAGTTACCGTAAATACAGTATCTATATCATAGTGTGGTATTTCTCTTGCCGATGATGATACAATAAAACTTCCACTAATTGTAGAGAATGTATTTACTCTAAGACCATAATCTGGCGAAATCGATGCCGTTGCCGAACCACTTGCAATTCTATTAATTTTAAATGATAATGCTGATTCAGGAATATCACTTAATCCACCACCACTACCACTAAAGAACGA